CTTCGACCTAGACCCTCAACACTATGACGCTGCATAGAACTACGCTATCAAAGTATATCGTCAAAGAGCACAAAACGCTACGGCAGAATCCTATACTCTTTTTACAATAGAAAAGAATGTTGATACATATACTCTACCACAAGAATTCATTAACGTCAGATGTTTATATCGTAGAACAGTTGGTCTAGAAACAGGGCCAAGTTCTAGTAGTTTTGATCCATTCAGTTCAGCTATTCTTAATACATATTTGCTAAACTATAACTATGCAGGTGGTATGGCAACATATGACTTCTATGCCGGTTATGTTGAATTAGCCGCACGTATGTTTGGTGGATATGTTGTTTATACATTTGATCCAGTAACCAAAGTATTACGTATTGTACGTGATCCAAAAGGTTCCGGTGAACGTATATTGATTTGGGCAGATGTACAAAGAACACAAGAGGTATTGTTACAAGATCCAGGTGCTGGTGTATGGATTGGTGATTGGGTATTTGCTGTATTAAAAGGTATCATTGGTGAAGCACGTGAGAAGTTTGCTAGCATTGCAGGCCCGGGTGGTGGCACAAGTTTAAATGGTGCGGCAATGAAGGCTGAAAGTAAACAACTTCAACAAGAACTCATTGAAGAACTAAAACGTTATGTGGATTATAGTCAACCGTTGACTTGGGTACAAGGCTAAATGAGAGCAATTGAATTTTTAACAGAAGCTAGAAACAGAATGTATCAATACATCAAAAGTATTGTTCCTACCTGGCCTGAATATATTGTTAAAGATTGGCTCTATCAGGGATTTGGTCGTTATAATGATGAAAATCCTAAACGCAGATTATTGACTATGCTAAATCGTGAGGGTTTAAATAGAAACACTCAATGGCAATTTGTTCCTAACATGAAGTTTACTATGGATAATATGTGGACTACTCATACTTTAAGAAAACTCCAAGGTCGAGCCGGCGGACTTAGCGATATGGGAATGGACGTTCCCAGAGATTCTGAAAGACATGCTACACAAGCACAGTTAGCACAAAAACAAGGCGGTGTTAGAAGTGAACCGGTGATACTAATTAAAAGACCTGACGGATACGAACTATTAGAAGGTTGGCATAGAACTATTCAGCACTTTCATAAATTTCCAGATGGTTACACGGGTCCTGCTTATGTTGCAGTTGCTCAAAGTAAGCAAGGTGTAGCGGAAGGCAATTTTGATTCCTTCAAATTTGGTAAGCCAATTACCTTTACTGCCTACCATTCTTCCGATTCAAAAATAAAAAGAATTCTCCCAACAGACGAATTTTATTTCAGTGATGATAGATACACATGGGAAGGAAACTATCTTTACAAAATAAAGATAACTTTGAAAAATCCTTATGTCGTGCTAGATCAGAAAGCAGGGTACGAAGGTCATGCTACAGACTCTCTTCCAAAGATAAAGGCAGCTGGGTATGACGGGGTTATATATACCCCACATTCTGTTGATTATGGGTTTAGACAAGGCGTTTGTTTTTACCCACAAAAGCAAATATCTAACATCAAGTTAGTTAACTCTGATAGTGGTAAATAATATAATTAAGGATAACCTAAACAGTTTACATTACAATTCTCCTGTAGTACAATATGTATTACAGGAGTTACCATATGATTATTGGAGTTACAGGATTGATCGGTAGCGGCAAGGACACAATTGCTGACTATCTTTGCACATTTCACGGGTTCAAACGTGTTAGTTTTGCGGCATCATTAAAAGACGCAGTAGCAGCCGTCTTTGGTTGGAATAGAGAATACTTAGAAGGTTCTACTAAAACCAGTCGTGCTTGGCGAGAACAAAAAGACCAATGGTGGAGTGACCGACTAGGTATGGAAATCACCCCACGATGGATATTACAATATTGGGGGACAGAAGTCTGTCGTAATGGGTTTCATAAAGATATTTGGGTAGCAAGTGTAGAGAACAAACTACGCCAAACAGATGAAAACATTGTGATTACCGACTGTCGTTTTGTCAATGAAGTTAACTCTATTAAAAGTGTAGGTGGTATCACGATGCGTGTTAACAGGGGTGAACGTCCTGTCTGGTATAGTGCGGCAGTTGATTACAATAATGAACCTGAAGGTAGTGAACAAAAATTGAAAGCTATGGTAGAGTTAGGAAACTATGCTGTCCATGCGAGTGAATATAGTAGTGTTGGTTTATTGTATGATTATTATATTGACAACAATGGTTCAATAGATGAGTTACATAAGCAAGTGAACTCAGTGGTCAACTTGTAAGTCCCCTCGTTTCCAAGTAACTTCTTTCTTTTTTACTACTTCTACACAGTTAAGACAGATACTACGTAGATTAGACATTTCTGCGTTGTCTAGATTACCATCAATATGAAAGACGGTAATTTGACTAGTGAATATACTCTTGAAGCCGCATAAATCACATGCGGCTTTTTTCTTATAACCTTTAGTTTTCCATTTAGGATTTCTAGGTTTAAGTTTATTTTTCTTTCTTCCGCACTCATCGCACATGCTTCTATAGTGTGTTATACCTAGCCGGTTGTAGTTAACGGCACAGTGATTCTTTCCACAAGTATTGCATATAGGTCTCATTGTGTATTTACTCTGGAAACCTTCAAAGGCACGGTAACTATGTCTTTTTAAAGGTATTTGATAAATATTAATATGCAAACAGGTAGTAAACCTTAAAATTTTACATAAAGGAAATATAAAATGGCATTAACATCTCCAGGCGTAGAAGTAACAATCATTGACCAAAGTCAATATCTTCCAGCCCCAACGAATTCAGTCCCGCTTATTCTATTAGCAACAGCACAAAACAAAGCTGATGCATCTGGAACAGGTGTAGCAGCCGCAACAACGGCAGCTAACGCAAATAAACTATTCCAAGTAACAAGTCAACGAGACTTAGTAAACTTATATGGTAGTCCATTCTTCTATACAACGACAAATGGCACACCGATACAGGGTTATGAGTTAAATGAATATGGTTTACTAGCAGCCTATAGTACATTAGGTGTAACAAATCGTTGTTATGTTTTACGTGCTGATATTGACCTAGCTAGTTTAGTAGGTCAAACAGGTCGTCCAACTGGCAATCCAGACAATGGTACCTATTGGTTAGATACTACTACAAGCACATGGGGTATATATGAATTTAATCAGACCACCACACAATTTACACTACAAACTCCGATTGTTATTACAAATGCGGATGATTTAACTGCTGGTGTACCAAATAGCAGTATTGGAAATATTGGTGATTATGCAGTAAATGCTATTCAAATTACAACTCCGGTCAATGGCACTAGTAGAACATATTGGTATAAAACAACAGCTAATGTTTGGGCAATAGTAGGTGCCAGTGATTGGAGATTAGACACACCTACTGTTCAAGGAACAAATTCTAATCCAACACTAACAGCCGCTAATACATTTACAATTAATTTGTCAGGTTTAACAGGAGTAACAGCAACTATTACAGTTCCTGCATCAACTAATAATACTGTAGCAGGAGTTGCTGCCGCTATTAATAATTTAGGATGGAACGGATTATCTGCCGCAGTACGTAGTGGTAAATTATGTTTATTTAGTAATCAACGTAGTATTTCCGAAACATCAAGTCTTGTTATTGCAGCTGGTACTGGAACAGTACTTAGTGATATAGGTATTCCCGCGGGAACATATAATCAACCGACAATTGGATATGGCACAAGTGCTCAAATGCCATTATGGGGTAGTAATCAAAGTACTCCTAGACCAACAGGTTCAGTATGGATTAAAGTTGGTTCAGCCGGTACTGGTTTAAATCCAGTATTATCTGTATTTAATGGTGCAACACAAACATTCCAAGCTAAAAATGTATCATTAGCAATAAGTGATTGGGTAGCAACTAATAACTTAGATGCTACCGGTGGACAAGCAATTCCGGCCGGTACAGTATATGGACAATATGCATATAATCTTACACTAACAAACCCAGCAAGTGTTGCTCCCTTTTACATGTGGGAAAGAATAGCAACAGGTCCAACAGTAGTTACTGGTTCTAATACAACACCTAACTTTACTGCTGGACCATATTATATGAATGTGTATGTATCAACACCTGGAAGTTCCGTATTAAGTTCAGCCTATAATTTTACGCTAGTAGATAATACTGATGCCATAGATTTTGTTACAGCCTGGGCAGCCGCTGGTATACCGTATACAACAGCAAGTGTAACTACTGATGGTGCTATACAATTAACACATACTACCGGTGGCGAAATTGTATTAAGTGATTTTGTAAATAGTGCATTTACAAATATCAATGTATCTAATGGTTTAATAGCGGAAGCTGGATTTGAAATTAATACAACAACTGGTGTAAAGTACGGACCAGCATCTTTTAATTCATTTACTGGAGTGGCACAAGGATCTAGTTCAGGTAGCGGGACCAGTGCTACATTTAATATTAGTATTTCAGCCGCAGTTGCCTATGTTGTCACAGGTAATGGAGTTCAAGCTGGCGGCACCGGTTATGCTGTAAATGATACTGTTACTATATTAGGTACTAGTTTAGGCGGAGCTACTCCTGCAAATGATTTAGTTGTTAAAATAACATCAGTATCTGCTGGAGTAGCAACATCATGTACATTTATATCAGGTACTCCACCATCAAACTTTACCACACAACTAAGTAACTGGGTTGAATTTACATATATTGCCAATGAAGGTGAGCCAAATATAGCTCCTGCTAATGATACAAATTGGTTCTACAGTGTAGTTGACCAAGTTGATATTATGGTTAATTACGAGGGCGCATGGTATGGCTATGGTAATAAAGATTATGATAGTAACGGTTTTCCATTACCAAGTGGTACTAATGTAACTGACCCAAATGGTCCTATCATAAGTGCAAGCGTTCCCTCTACACAAAGTGATGGAACACCATTAGAATATGGTGATATATGGATTAACACTAGTGATTTAGAAAACTATCCAGTAATTAGTCGTTGGCAAGCAGTATCAGGTACCGATCAGTGGGTGTTAATAAATAACACAGATCAAACTAGTAGTACAGGTGTAGTATTTGCTGATGCACGTTGGTCAGATGATCAGGATACTATTAGTCCAGTAGATGATCCTATCCCAACAATTACTAGTTTATTGGTAAGTGATAATGTTGACTTAGATGCACCTAGTCCAACACTATATCCATCTGGTATGTTGTTATTCAACACACGCCGTAGTGGTTATAACGTAAAACAATATAGATCCGACTACTTTAATAGTACTGATTTCCCAGACGAAACATTACCTACATATACTGATACATGGGTAACAGTAAGCGGTAATCAAACAAATGGTGCACCATATATGGGTCGCAAAGCACAACGTGCAATGGTTGTTCAATCATTGAATGCGGCAATTGCTACTAACACAGCAATACGTGATGAAGATAACTTCTTCAACTTAATTGCAACACCTAACTATCCAGAACTACAACCTGGTATGATTACATTGAATAATGATCGTGGTCAAACAGGTTATATTCTAGGTGATACACCAATGCGTTTACCAGATAGTGCTACTGCAATTCAAGCGTGGGCCAACAACGAAGCCGGTGCATCAAGTACAGGTGAAGAAGGGTTAGTAAATCGTGATACATATATGGGTCTGTTCTATCCAAGCGGCTTAGCTACAGATTTGTCAGGCAACCAAGTTGCTGTACCGGCATCATATATGATGTTGCGTACATTCTTGCGTAATGATACTATTAGTTATCCTTGGTTAGCGGCGGCAGGTACTCGTCGTGGTACAATTGACAATGCATTAAGTATTGGTTATGTTGATGCTACTACCGGTGAATGGCAATCTATTAAGACACGTTTAGGTATTCGTGATGTGTTGTATATCAACTTCATTAACCCATTAGTATTCTTTACTGGTGTTGGATTGTTAAATTATGGTAACAAAACTAGTTTTAATAGTTCAAGTGCATTAGATAGAACTAACGTAGCACGATTAATTGCTTACATACGTAGACAATTAACATTGGCAGCAAGACCGTTTGTATTTGAACCAAATGATGCATTAACACGCAATCAGATTTCAGGTGTTGTACAAACATTGATGGTTGATTTAGTTGCAAAACGAGGTCTATATGATTATCTTGTAGTATGCGATGAGTCAAACAATACACCTGCAAGAATCGATAGAAATGAATTGTGGATTGATGTTGCAGTTGAACCTGTTAAGGCAGCTGAATTCATTTATATCCCGGTTCGTATATTGAACACAGGCGAGCTTGGTGGACAATAATAAAATATGATACCCCGAAAGGGGTATCTATTTATAAAGATAAATATTAATAACAGGAGAAAAAAATGGCAATAGCCTCACAATCATTATTTAACATGACCGTAGCATCAGATAACGCTGGCGGAAATCAGGGCTTGTTAATGCCCAAACTACAATATCGTTTTAGAGTTAATTTTTTAAACTTTGGAGTTAGTACCGCTACTAATGAATTGACAAAGCAAGTTATTGACGTAACACGCCCGTCAGTTAGTTTTGGTGAAATTAACATCCCAGTTTATAACTCTACTATGTATTTGGCAGGTAGACACGAATGGCAACCGCTAACTATTAATGTTAGAGATGATGCTTCAGGTAGTGTCTCTGCATTAGTTGGTCAACAATTACAGAAGCAAATGGACTTTGTTGAACAAGCTTCAGCCGCAACTGGTCAAGATTATAAGTTCCAAACAAACATTGAAATCTTAGATGGTGGAAATGGCAATACTACTCCTGTTGTTTTAGAAACATGGGAAGTATATGGTTGCTTCTTACAAGCCGCTAACTATAATAACTTAGCATATAGCTCAAATGAAGTAGTAACAATACAATTATCAATACGTTTTGACAATGCGGTACAAGCACCGTTAGAGTCAGGAGTTGGTACACAAATTGGTAGAATTGCGGCATCACGTTCATTAGCGGGTTCTACAGGTTCTACTACTGGTATCGGATCAAATTAATCCAGTTATAGGTAACTATGGCAGGATTCTTTCAAAACTTACTAACAGACGCTGCCGCAGGATTCTTCGGCAACGACTACCTGCGTGATTATACTCACGCTAGTAAGACCTTTAGACCCAATGCATATCAATATGCACCTAAATTTAAATTCCTATTCCATGTGTACTTTGAAATAAATCAAAGTGCATATGCAGTAGGATTACCTCAAGGTGCAAACTTTGGTCTAGCTGTTAAATCTGTAAAATTACCAAGCTATAGTTTTGACACACATACAATGAATCAGTACAATCGTAAACGTATTGTACAAACAAAAATTAAATACGATCCCATAGATATTAACTTCCATGATGACAATGGAAATTTAATACGTAATATGTGGTATAACTATTATACATATTATTATAAAGATGCTAGCATCCCTGTAGCATCAGTATCAGGTCGTCAAGCACAACAAACTGGTAATGGTAGTACTAATAGTCCAAATAATACAAACTACAATTCAAGAAACATTTATTCACAATCTATTACCGGTGATACAAATTGGGGCTATATAGGAGAAACACCTGATAGTCCTAATACTAACATACAAGCAGGTAATGGACAAACTAAAATTCCATTCTTTAAAAATGTTACTATATTTGGTTTCAACCAACACAAATATGCGGCATACACACTAATTAATCCTATTATTAATAGATTTGCACATGACACGTACAATTACGCAGAAGGTAATGGTACTATGGAAAATACAATGACATTGGATTATGAAACTGTAAAATATTTTCAAGGATCAATTGATGGTACTAAACCTAGTGATATTGTTGCTGGCTTTGGCCTGGAAGCTAATTATGATAGAGCACCTAGTCCTATTACTAGACCAGGTAGTCAATCTAGTATATTAGGTCAAGGTGGTTTAGTAGATGGTGTCGGCGGAGTAATTGAAGATTTGTCTGGTGAAAACATAAACCCATTAGGTGCTATACAAAAAGCAGGTGCTACATATAATACTCTTAAAAATATAAATTTAAAACAAGCAATTAAGAGCGAAGTAACTGCCGGTATCACTAATGCTCTTATGAATCCATTAAACAATACTGGAAGAAATGTGTTATTTAATACTTTAATATACGGTTCTACCCCAAATCAAAAACAACAAGCAAATGGTAGAGCAGTAGTTCCTCCTGATATAAATAGTACAGGAGGATAACTCATGGCAAGAATTATAGATGACCGCACATCAACAGACTTAACAGTTAAAATATTTGATGATTTCTACTCATTTAACATGGTAGTTAACGGCAATGAATACGATATTGTTAATGGATATTTCAAATCAGTATGCGGTACTAAAGTCATTGCAGGAAATTTTACAGCATTTCTGTTTAGAATCTCACAAGAAACAGGAATACCTGTATTAGATTTATTAGGACAAATTCAAGGTACTAATAAATTACAAATGAATCAAGTTATATCATATTACTTAAATAGTTTTAAATCTAAAACAAGTTTGTATGGTGTAAGCACCGTACCACAATCTAACCAACCAGTAGCACGTAATATCGTGCAATAATCATGGCAAAATATGCTCAAGGTACATTTACCCCAAAGAATAGTCAAAAATATGTAGGTAAACATGTTCCACGATATCGTAGTGGATGGGAACTTACATTTATGAATTTTTGTGACACTAACAAAAACGTATTGTATTGGGCTAGTGAAGCAATAAGTGTACCCTATCGTAACCCATTTACTGGACAACCAAAAACATATATCCCAGACTTCTTTGTAGTTTATCAAAACAAACATGGTAAAAATATTGCTGAGATAGTTGAGATTAAGCCTAAGAAACAGAGTCTTATAGAGAGTAAGGTTGCTAACGCTAAAGACAGAATGGTAGTAGCAATCAATCATGCTAAATGGCAAGCAGCCATGGCCTATTGTAAACACCATGGATATACCTTTAGAGTAATAACTGAGGATGACCTTTTCTACAATGGGCGAAGCAAGTAACTAAATACTTGTATGACGAAAAAATTAACCGACTTATTTGAGTTACCGCAAGATGAGATTGACAGCTTGCATATTCCTATACCAGAAAATGCACGTGATATAACTACTGATGCATTAAGTGCGTTAGAGAAGATTGACAATGCATTGCCACAAGTACGTGGATTAGATGCTAGTGATAATGAGTTAGATGAATTAGCGCAGATGGCTGTAGATAGTTTTAAAGATTTAAGTGATTTGGGTATGCAAGTTGATAGTAGATTTAGTAGTGAGATTTTTAGTGTTGCTAGTAACATGTTAGGTCATGCTATTACAGCAAAGACTGCCAAATTGAATAAGAAGTTAAAGATGATTGATTTACAGCTTAAGAAAGCACAGTTAGACCAGAAGTTAGCTGGCAAAGCCGAAGAGATAGAGAACACGCCAGTTGGTGAGGGTAAAGCATTAGACCGTAACGAATTGTTAAAGATGTTGGCCAGTAAAGAACCGTCTGATAAATAATGATATGGGAATAAAAATATGTCAGTAACATTTAGTGGAGCATTTACATTTAGCGGTGGAGGATTTACAGCTACGTTGGCACCTCCCACGCAAGCTACAGCAGGTTGGTTTGGTGGAGGAGTTCCTGGACCTTTATCAACTGTTGCTAGAATGACTTTTGCAACAGACACTGCACTAGCAAGTGTGCGCGGACCATTAAGTTCTGCTAAATATAAACTTATGGCCACTGGTTCATTCACTGCAGGCTATTTTGGTGGCGGTTATGTCGGGGCGGTTGGTGATTTTTCAACAATAGATCGTATTACATATGCGACAGATACAGCAACAGCAAGTGTGCGTGGTCCATTAAGTGCTCCGAGAAGTGGTAGTGCAGCCACAACTGATATTTCAACATACGGCTGGTTTGGTGCCGGCTATTACAGTCAAATTGGACCAGTGTCTATGGTAAATAGGATTACCTATGCAACTGATACTTCTACCGCAACAACAAAAGGTCCACTATCGGCTGCTAGATACAACTTGGCAGCCACAGGAACTCCTAGCTACGGTTGGTTTGGTGGAGGTAACAATAATAAATCTATAGTAGATAGAATAACATATTCAACAGACACTGCCACTGCTAGTGTTCGCGGCCCATTATCCGGAGGTAAATATGGTCTTAGTGCAGTGACTGACAGTACAACATATGGTTGGTACGCTAGTGGAAATTCAACTTCAGCGGTAGATAGAATTACATATGCAACCGATACTGACATTGCAACTGTTCGCGGCCCACTATTAGCTGCAAGATACGTCGGCGCAAGCACCTGTGACAATACTTATGGATGGATTGGTGGCGGAACTGCAGGTTCAAGTATTACACGCATAACATATGCAAATGATACAGCAACCTCAACTAATAGAGGTAATTTAACTTTGGCAGTTTTAAGATTGGCTGCATCATCAGGCATCCAATAACTTCCCAAGCATTTTACGAAATGCAAATAAAAATCATAAATAGATAAATATATATAAGAAAAAGGATACCTATGCGTAGTCTAAAACAATACATAACCGAAAGTCTTAAAAGTTACAACTATACTATAAAGATTGCTGGTGATGTGGATAAAAACTTTATAGATATGTTTAAATACAATCTAAACAAGTTTGACCCGATCAGAATCAGCGATCCAGTGAAAACACCTATACAGAAAGATCCATACGGATTTCCTAATTTAGCAAATCAATCTGTAACTATTATTAAAGCAGACTTCAGATACCCAGCTACTGAACCTATGATACAGCAAATTGCTCAACTTCTAGGATACAACATCAATATGGTTCGTGTTATCAGCAGTCAATATGACGATAGCATTAATAGCGAGGCTGAAGGCTACGCTAATGAAATGAAAGATAGCCCAATACTTACACATGAAGAAATGGGTGAGCAACCTGGTGCTAAAGAAGCAAATAAAGCATATGGTGATAGTTATCTATCTAGTATCAAAGACCAAATGAAGGGTTCAACTATTGATATCCCTTATGCAGGACAAAAAACACCAAACTCGTTTGATCCATTCAAACCATATTTGGATGATAAGAAATTAGGCGATAAGAGTCCGATGAGTACAATTACACGTCCACCAAAGCCAGCAACTGGCGCCAGTGTATCTAAATAAAAGGAATATGAAAATGAATATGTTAGATTTAATGAACAAAATGACCCAGCTTAGTGAAGCAAAAGAAAAAACTAAAACTGGATTAAAGCATACTGCTGAGCCAGGTGGTTACGGTCGTAAAGACGATGAAGATGATGAAGGCAATAAAGTTAAATCTACTGCCGCTAAAAAAGGTAAAGGTCGTCCTAAGAAAGATGCCGATGATTCTGGTGAAACTAAAAAGTATGACTTCAGTGCATTTGGTGTTAAGTCTGGCAAAGATGTTAAATTACCAAAACATGATAAAAAGAAAACTACAGTAGTTAAAGGTAAATCACAAAGTCATGCCGCAAATAAAAAAGATGATGGTACTGGTGACGAAGAACCTAAAGCTAAGAAAAAAGGTCTAAAGGAATATTTTGACTCACTAGATAAAGCATTGAACGAAGCTGAACAGATTCAAATCAAACCAGCAAGTCAAATGCCTAAACAACCCGGACAAACATCAATGGGTCAAAAGCCAGCAATGCCAGGCCAACCTCAACAAGTTGCCGGACAACCTGCACAGAATACACAAGTTATTGCTCAAGGTAATAAGACTTTAGGTACAGTTAGTAATCCACAACTAGCACAACAGATTAAACAATCTATTGGCAAAGGTGAAATGACACTAATGCCTGACCAGATGCAAGAAGAAGATATGGGTAAGCACAACAATGCTACTACGGGCTTTGATGCATTAGTTCGCAAACTAACACCTAAATACGGTGCAGAGGCAGCGAAACGTATTGCTGGTGCACAACTAAAGAAAATACGTGAAGCCGATCAACCACCAAACGATAGTTTGATGAGTCCAATGAGTGAAGCACGTGCTAAGGCTGATGACAAAGCTGAAAAAGCAGGTAAGAAAGTTACTAAAGACTTAGAATACGATATGAAACATAAAGGTAAAGATGATGCTAAGGCTGAAAAGGCTGGCAAAAAAGTTACCAAAGACATTGAGTATGATGAGAAGAAAAAGACAGTAAAAGAAGCGGCTAAGCCAGACTTCTTAGACCTAGACAAAGACGGCAACAAGAAAGAACCAATGAAAAAAGCCGCAACAGACAAAAAGAAAGTAAAAGAAGGTATGGAACATAAACTAAAAGCAGCTCGCCATACAGGTAAAGCACACGCATTATCTAAGCAAGCATACAATTGCAATTATGATGATATGGAAGAATCAAGACATTATCATGACGGCTTCAAAGAAGGCTTAGATGAGTGCTATGGTCAAATGCCAATTCAAGGTTATGTTGGTGAAACAAATAACGAAGTAGCTGATATGGCTAGTTATGGTGCTCATACACCTCAAATTGCTGATGAAGGCAATGCATTTACAGCCGCATTGAAGAAAACACCAGCTGGTGGTAAATTTAGTGTTGGTGGTAAGACATTTACTGACCGCAGTTCAATTGAAGAAAGTCCATTCGCTTTTGAAGCATGGGAAAAAGAATTGAATTCTATTTTAGAAGGCAAAGAAGTTACTGAAGGAATGACAGTTTCAATCAGTAAAGGTCAACAAGGTACTCCTGATTCAGTAAGTGTTTCAGCACAAGATAGTGAAGCTGACCAATTATTAAGCATCATTAAACAATCAGGTTTAGGCTTATTTGGTGGTGATGACGCAGGTCAACCGCAAGCAGGTCAGCCAATGACAGTTGACGGTGGTGAAGCTCCACAAGCTGATATTGCAGTAGTTGATGACCATGATGATATGTTATCATTAATTCGTAAGATGACTGGTCAAGGTCCTGCACAAGCGTCCGGTGATTATGAAGAAGAAGGCGGTGAAGAAATGCACGGTCATGAGCATGGTGAAGAAGAAACATGTAATGAATGCGGTGGTATGATGGAAGAAGGTCATGCATGCGGAGAAGCAGTTGAAGAAGATGAATCAATGGATCAACGTGAATATGAAGTTGCAGAAGAAATCAATCCTAACAACAATGACGAAGCAGAAGAAGAACAAACAGATGCTACACGTGATGCCGCACTAGCAACAGCAGCCGGCAAAAACTTTGCTGATACTGATGCCCCACTTGAAGAAGGTGGCGATGGCGGCGAAGCTGGTACAGATGCTATTGCAGCCGATGATGCAGCCGACGAAGTTAATGCCGAAGAAGAAGATTTAGACGAATCTTATGCTAATGGCGATGATGACACATTTGAAACAGATATTGACTTTATGACTAAAGTTATTTCTGGTGGTTTAAATAAGCAAAAATCTACCGGTCAAACAACGATTCCAGTTGTTTCTACACAAGTAAATCGTTTAGGTAGCCCAATGAGAGAATCTACTGATTTATTAACAGATTGGCGCAAACTAAGTGGTATTAAGTAATTAATAGTACGTAAAAGTACCCGGCTTTAGTCGGGTATTTTTTTGGCTATAGTGTTTATAAGAAAACGATAAATACTAAATAAGGTAATATAGTTATGAGCCAACAAAATATAGATTTCGGTACTTTTCCAGATGATCCAGATGCAGATGCTATTAGAACGGCGTTCCAAAAAGTACAAAATAATTTTAATGAATTGTACACTACTGCTAGTGCTGGATCAGTTACGTCAGTAAATCAATCTGCAGGCGCCGGCATACAAGTTAATAGTCCAACCGGTAATGTAGTTGTTACTGCAAATATTGCATGTGTGCAAGTTGCTACTACTACATTAAGTATCGGACAAGGAAGTAACGGTGGCACATCAGCAATTATTAGTCAAACTAGTCAAACTTTAGTAATAGATATAAATCCAGCTAACGTCTTTTCTAACAACTTTGCTGCCAATTCTACTGGTGGATTGGCTAATTTTACAGGGACATTAACTTCAACTTCTAATAGTCAACCAAATATTACAAGTGTAGGAACCTTAACTAGTTTAGCAGTAACGGGTAATGTAACTGCAGGAAATGTATATGCTAATTCAGGAGCAGTAGTTGCAACTACTGTAACCGGTACATTAACAACAGCCGCTCAACCTAACATTACAAGTGTGGGTACATTAACAAGTTTAGCAGTTACAGGTAATAGTAATTTAGGTAATATAGCTACTGCTATTAGTTTTAGTGGTGATGGTGGGTTATTAACAAATATTAGTGTTAGTGCAGGCAATACGATTTTAAGTGGTTCAAGTAACGTTAGAGTTGTAAGTAGTGGTGGAAATGTAGTAACAGGTGTTGCCGGGAATGCAAATATAATAATTGCAACCGGTACCGGAGTTAATGTAACTGGATATTTAACTGCGTCAGGTGATATAACTAGTAATAATGCTAATTTAGGTAATGCAGCAAACGCTAATTATTTTATTGGTAATTTATATGGTCAAGCCAATACTGCATTAACTGCAGGTACTGTAACAACAGCCGCACAACCAAACATAACAAGTGTTGGTACATTAACAAATGCATCAGTAATTGGTAATATAACTGCAGGAAATGTGTATGCTAACAGTGGTATTGTTAAAGCACAATATTTGTATGGTGACGGTAGTAATATTGCCAATATTACTATTACTGCTGGTAGTTCTATTGTTAACGGAACCAGTAATGTAAGTATTCCTGGGTCTAATGGCAATGTTAATACTGTTGTTAATGGTAATACTATATTAGTTGTTACTGGTACCGGTGTTAACGTAGCAGGTACATTAAATGCTACCGGTAGTATTACTGGTAACTTTAATGGCAACGTAACTAATGCTACACAAGGTAATATTACAAGTTTAGGTACATTAACCGGATTAACAGTATCTGGTACAACTAATTTAGGTGCCGTTGGTAATGTAACTATAACCGGCGGTAGTAGTAATTTCTATTTAAGAACAAACGGATCAGGTGTGTTGACATGGTCTGATGCTTTATTAACTCCTATTCCAGGCAGCAATACTCAGGTATTATTTAATGATGCAGGTAATGCTAATGCAAATAGTAGTTTAACTTTTAACAAAAGTAATGGTTTGTTAACTACCACCACATTATCAGCTACAAACTTAATAGGTACACTTACTACTGCATCTAATCAGCAAACCAATATTAACCGTGTTGGTACTTTAGATTATTTAATTATTAGTACAACTGGATATATTTCAGCCGGTAATGCAAATGTTAGTGCAGGAAATATAAATCTTATTGCAGCCGGTAGTGCAAATTTAGGTAATGCAGCCTCTGCTAATTATTTTATTGGTAATGGTAGTTTATTAACAGGGGTGGCGGCCAGTAATGCTGTTACCGCAAGTACAGTAACAACTGCGGCTCAACCAAACATAACAAGTACAGGTACACTAACAAGTTTAGCAGTCACTGGTAATATCAGTGCAGGCAATGTTAGTGCTACAACATTTACGGGTGCATTAAGTGGTGCGGCTACAACAGCAGGTACAGTAACTACTGCGGCACAAGGCAACATTACAAGTGTTGGCACATTAACTGGTTTAGGAGTTAACGGAACTATAACCGGCGTGAACATTACGGCAAATACAGGTGTGTTTACAGGTAATGGTTCATCACTTACTGCATTAAATGCAAGTAATGTTTCAACAGGTACATTGGCTCAAGCAAGATTAGCTAATGCAGCCGTTACTCTTGGTAGCACTGCACTAACATTAGGTTCTACCGTAACAACTGTAGCAGGCTTGACAAGTGTTACGTCAACTACGTTTGTGGGGGCATTGACAGGTGCAGCAACAACAGCAGGTAGTGCGACAACAGCAGGTACTGTAACAACCGCGGCACAGCCAAATATTACTAGTGTAGGTACACTCACTGGATTAACAGTATCATCAACTATTTCTGGTTCTATTACTGGCTCGGCTGCTAGTGCAACAACAGCAGGTACTGTAACAACCGCAGCACAGCCAAATATTACTTCAGTTGGTACATTAACTGGATTAACAGTATCGTCAACTATTTCTGGTTCTATTACTGGCTCGGCTGCTAGTGCAACAACAGCAGGTAGTGCAACAACAGCAGGTAGTGCAACAACAGCAGGTACCGTAACTACTGCGGCACAGCCAAATATCACAAGCGTGGGTACATTAAGTTCATTATCAGTTTCAGGAACGTTAACTACTACTAGTATTACTACTGGCGCAAATTCTACAGCAGGAACCATTACTGGTAATTGGTCACTAAGTGCAGGCTCTAGACTAAATGCAACATATGCTGACTTAGCAGAAAAATATGTTGCTGATGCAGATTATCATCCAGGCACAGTATTAGTATTTGGCGGTGACCATGAAGTTACATTGTCTACAGCTTCAGATTCATTTAGAGTTGCAGGAGTTGTAACAACTAATCCGGCATATACTATGAACAATGATTGTATGGGAGAACATGTTGCTACTATTGCTCTACAAGGTCGTGTACCAGTTAAAGTAATTGGCCCAGTCTTTAAGGGTGATTTACTAGTATCATGTGATAATGGTCACGCCATTGCTAATAATATAGCACGTGCAGGAACCATCATTGGCAAATCATTAGAAAATTTTACAGATGCCTCGGGTGTTATTGAAGTAGCAGTGGGTCGTTTCTAATAAAAGGAAAACAAATGGTAACAATAGAATTATTAACAGCAATGTGTCCAAAAACAAAACGCTCTATATTAGAGGGTTACGTTGAGCCACTAAACACAGTAGCAGAATACTATGAGATGTTTGAAAACCCACGCAGAGTTGCCGGCTTCTTAGCACAGATAGCACATGAGAGTGGTGGTTTTAATGCTGTCATTGAAAACTTAAATTACAGTGCTAAAGGATTGATGGGTACGTTTAAAAAATATTTCCCCAATGAAGAACTAGCAAAGCAATATGAACGTAAACCAGAAATGATTGCTAATCGTGTTTATGCTAATCGTATGAAGAACGGCGATGAGAACAGTGGTGATGGATTCAGATTCAGAGGTCGTGGATTGATTCAATTGACCGGGCGTGACAACTATACACGTTTTGCAGAAGCATTAGACATGAGTATTGAAGATACCGTAAGATATTTAGAAACACCAAATGGTGCTGTTGCAAGTGCTGGTTGGTTTTGGGATAACAATAAATTAAATCAGTTCTGTGACCGCGATGATTTTGTAACACTAACAAAACGTATCAATGGTGGTACTATTGGGTTAGAAGATAGAAAACATCACTATCACTTAGCATTAGAAAATTTAGGCGCACATTAATATGGCACAACCAATTTGGAATACATCCGCCGGATCTATAGGAACATATCCTGCTACTATACCTATGCTATTTCAATTATCAGCCTCAGCAGTATCTCCGGCAACATCAGTAACATATACATTATTAAGTGGAACATTACCATCTGGATTATCAATTAGTAGTTCTGGATTAATAAGTGGAACACCATCACTGGTAACAACTGATACTACAACTACTTTTACTGTTAGAGTTACAGATAATCTATCTAATTTACGTGATAGAACTTTTTCAATTACTTTATCTGGAGTAGCAATACCTGAATTTACTACGCCTGCAGGTAGTATTTTAAGTACATTAGACAGTGTTTGGATTGAATTACCAATAACATATTCAAATCCAGATAATACTAATGAAATTATAATAGAATTACAAGAAGGTTTATTACCACCTGGATTAGAAATTAATCCTGCAGGATTAATAAGAGGATATGCAAATCCACCTACGGTTAATGTTACGTTAAATCAAATACAAACTAATGCTACTATAACCGAAAGTGTTAGCAATTTAATAACATGTACTAGCACCACCCAGTTTACAATAGGGCGTCCAATTGTTTTTACTAATACTGCATTTGGTGATATTGCTGAAGGAGATACATATTATATTAAAACTATTAATAGTAGTACTACTTTCACTATAGCGGCTACGCAAAACGGAGATACATTTCCTTTAGCATCTGATACTGGATCAATGACAGTTACTTTACCTGCTATATCTGTAGGACAGCCCACAATACGTACATATTCATTTGTATTAAGATTATCTAGTAATTTAGGTAGCGATACTGCAACATATAATATTACTGTAATAAATCAAAATACACCTGTAAGTCAAGGTGGTCCAGGCTATACTCCAAATTCACGTATACCCACCATACTTAATACTAGACCTAGAACATATA